GAAATTTAAAACCTTTTTTGTACTTGTCGTAGTACGTATCAAAAATTTCCACTGCACTGGCTGACATTGTTATGTCGTAAGCAATCCTATCCTCCTTTGTATACTCTACGCAGTAGGTATTATAAGGTAGTTTTGTATCTTTGGCAAGCGTAGGGTCACAATCTTCATGAAGAATGTTCAAGATCTATTGCCCCATTCTATTTGTGGGAATGCTTCTTGAACTACTGCCTTGGTGATGCGTTTATACTTCTTATTCAATTGTCCATCTTTAACTAAAACAAGAAGTTCTGCTTCTTCTGCTGCTAAACCTTCTAGCAGTTGAACAAACATAGACTCACGTTTTAAAGACTTCAATGTATCTTGACCACCTTTAACAAAGCGATAGAACCCTTTGGATTCTTGCT